TCTTGATTTTACCGATTTAACCCACGAACTAACCTACGACAATATAGTATCAACCTGGACTTATTCGGGTGGTTCTTATACAAACTATACGGGTTTAACGGGGACATTACTATACCCCTTGGCTCACTATGGTTATGATGACGCACAATACTACGGAAGATTTCAAACGGGTAGTAGTGGATTTACCACAAATGGTTCGCCCATAGCACCGACACAATTTGCGCCTTGGGTGAATGTGAAGTATCTATTGGATAAATCTTTTAGTGCTGCGTCATTTACCTATGAAAGTAGTTTTTTGAATAGTGATTACTTTACGGGGTTATTCACACTAACCAAAGCAAATACTAATATGGGGGCTAAAGCCGCCAAAGATAGTTCAACCAATTCAAATGTTTTTATAGTTGAAAACAGAACACCTTTTACTGATGTTGGATATAACCCGAACAGATTTAACTTTAACACAAGTTATTTCGCAGGGTTTATTTTTACAGATGTGTTAAACGACCCCTTGAATATATTTAGTCCATCAATCAATAATACCGAAGCAGGTAGGGGACATTTCTTTACCCCCGCAGTTGATGGTGTGTATAAGTTTAAGGTTAGTTTTTCAGCGTATTTAAGAAATGCGTTTTTGGCTTGTTATTTGAACTTCGCAGTTAAAGATGTTGATGATGGAACAATCTATAATCAAGTTCAAGGTTTAGTAATATTTAATACACAAACACCAACAGATTATACGGACATTTATATCAACGCCACATTACCTGCGGGTAGAAGGGTTGCGTTGTATTACGCAGTTCAAGATACGGCTGGTGATAAATATGCTGATATTGTTTTCACATATCAAAAGTGGGAGTTATGGACTTCCCCCATCATCAGTTTATCTGATAATGTTTTATTACAACAACAAATCCCCGCAGAAATAACTTCTTTGGACTTATTTAAGGGTATTGTAAATCACTTTAATCTTGTGGTAATACCTAATGGTGAAAGAAACTTTTTAATTGAGCCTTGGGACAATTACTTCGGTTCTGGTAGAACTTTGGATTGGAGCAATAAGTTAGATTATTCACAACCACAAACTTTAGAACCAACAACAAGTTTGAATAAAGAATATATTTTAACATTCCAAGAAACTAATGATGTTTTATCAACATATAATATTGAAGATAATAACCAAGTATTCGGAACATATAGATTGGTAAGTAGGGAGCCGTTCCATAGTGGAATATTCAAACAAGAAAGTATTTTCGCTCCATTACCTATATCTACTTTTGATGATGAAACTGAAAGTAATATTTTAATACCCCACCTATACGAAATACCACAAAAGTCAGAAGATAGTATCCCATATCCACCTATATCATCACCTTTAAGATTGGGGTGGTATAACGGAATGTTGGACGCAACCATTACGGGTTCAAGTGTGAATTGGTATATGTTAAGCGGAGCAACTGCGGTGGCTCATTCAACTTATCCAGCAATTTCACATTTAAGTTCTTATGAATATACCCAATCAAGTTTTAGTGATTTGAACTATAAAAACCAATATGACTTTTGGCAAAGATGGAATGATAGTTATGTGGGTTATACAAATCGCGATGTCTATAATGATTTTTGGTTCGGTAGATTATCAACAATCTACGAACCCGATACAAAGTTCTTTACTGGTAGATTTTATCTAACACCCGAAGACATAAAGAATATAAACTATAATGATAAGGTGTATTTTGCTGACGCATATTGGAGGTTATATGAAATGACGGACGCAGACATCACCACAGAAAGTTTAGTTGATTGTAAGTTCTTAAAAATACCTTATGACTTACCAAGTAAAACTTATATCAGTCCAACATATACACAATCAACAGAACCAATAACCCCGACAATTACGGGAACAACTTATTTAACTAATTTCTATAGTGATGTAAGTTTATTGAATATGTGTAATGAAACGGCTACATTATTCCCTTACTATTCTAACTGCTCTATTATTAGTGATGGGTGTTCTATATTTACTAATAGTGGGGCAACTATACCCGTTGATGAAGGGGTGTTAGTTAAACCACAAGGGCAATCAACTATTTATCAAACACAAGAAGACGGATTACTTGTGTCTATACAAACTTGTTAAAATATGGCAAAAGAAATAGGAATAAAAATCAACTTTCAAAGCACGGGACAAGAAGTAGTTGTTAAAAACTTATCTGAACTTGAAGTTGAATTACAAAAATTACAGCAGGACTTAAAAAACCTTGAGTTTGGTAGTGATGCGTTTAAGAAAACTGCGGCTAGTATTCAAACATTAAAAAGCAAAATTGAAGATGTTGATAAAGCAACTGAAGGTTTGGGGGTTGAAAAAAGATTTCAAGCAATCGGTGCTGCGGTTGGTGTGGCGGTAGGTTCATTCCAAGCATTATCGGGTGTTGTAGGTTTATTTACTGATGATGCTGAAGATTTGAAAAAGGTTCAAGAAGCAGAAGCACAAGCCCTACAAGTATTAAACATCGCGTTAGGTGTAAATAGTGTGGCACTTCAGTTAAACGAAGCCCTTAAACTAAAAGATGTAATTGCCACCAAAGCACAAACCATAGCAACAAAAGCGGCTGCGGCGGCTCAAAGATTATGGAACTTGGCTTTGGCATCAAACCCAATAGGACTATTCTTGACGGCATTAGCGACTTTAACGGCTGCGATTATTTATTACAATTCTGAAACAAAGAAAAGTATTAAAACCCTTGATGAAGCAAAAATCAAACAAGATGAATTAAATAAGATAAATGAAGATAGTATAGTCATTAAAGATAAGGAACTTGAAAAGATTGTCCCCCTATTAGCCCTTACTGAAAAAGAAAACATTTCAAGGGAAAATAGAACAAAAGCGATTAAAGCAATTCAGAAAGATTACCCCGAATATCTTAAAAATGTTGATTTAGAAAAAACCACTATTGAAGATATTAAAAAGGCGAATGATGACTTGGTTGAAAGTATGGAAAAAGTTGCCCGTTCAAGAGCGGCGATGAATGAACTTACACAGATTTATCAAGAAGAATTAAAGATACAAGCCGATTTAGAAAAAGGGGCACAAGTAAGGGAAGAACAATTACAAGAAATCTATAGAATAGGTGATGCGGCACAAGTAGAAGGACAAAGAAAGGTAAATAAAGGTTTGGAAGAAACCGCTAATAAAAATGCCGAACAAAGAAGAAAAGAATTACAAATAAGAAAACAAGTTGCTTTAAGTTTTATTGATGAAGCAGATGCGATTAAATTGGCTACGGGTGAAACAAAAGAAAACACCAAAGAAACCAAAAAGAATATTGATGCGACATTAAAGGCATATTCAGAAAGGGTTAAACTTTTACAAGATTTTATTGCGGCATTAAAAGACGCACAAACAGCCCAACTAACCTATGACGCACAAATTATTCAATCACAAGAAAAGGTGATTGACGAACAACAATCATATCTTACAGAAAAAGGTGATATGTTAAAAACTGCTGGTGAAAAGTATGTTGAAGACATCAACAACTTTTTATTCAAAACAATACCAGGTGAAGAAGAAGCGAAAAAACTAACAGATGGATATGCTAGTTTATTTAATGAAATAGATGATGCTGTTAGAACGGGTAGATTAGATTTTAAGAAGGCTACGGGTTGGGGAGAGTTTGTAAAGTTTGCTGAAACAAACTTACCTGGTATTGGGAAACAACTGGCAAATGTGAATGAAGAAAGTAGAAAGTCCTTCGTTCAATATTTCAATTCCCTTGATGAAAGAATTGTGGCAATTAAAAAGGGTATTAGTGAAACCCCCAATTTAACATCACTTTTAGGTATTGATGCTGGTGTAGTTGATTTAGAAAAACTACGAACTATTGAAGAAGAAATATCTAAAATAAGAAGCACCCAAACTGAAACGGGTTTAACTGATATTGAAGTAAGGGAAAATAGTTTGAAAACAATTCAACAAGTTCTTATTGGTGAAGATAAACTGAACCAATTACGCGTTGAATATGCTAATAATTTATTCAATATACAAAACACAACTGACGAAACAACCAAAGAAACATTAGAAGCCAGAAATGCTGAAATTGGTAAATTACAAGCAGGGTATAAAGAATTGGCACAAACCATTTTAGATGGGGCAATAAATAGTGATACATTTATTACGGGTTTAAGAAATATTGAAGAACAATCCAAAAAGAATGAAGCAACAATCAAAGCCAATAAAGAATTGATTGAAGCCCCTATTAGTCCCGAAAGGTTTGAAGCAATTAAAGATTATTTCAAAGGACAAGCCGACAACTTTAGTTCGGTGTTGTCTGACTTATTTAGTAGAACAAGTGATTACGCATCTAAATTAGGGGAAGATGGTATTAAAGCCTTATTTATGGGATTACAAGAGGGATTACCCGAAATAGAAGGACAGACAAGACAAGAATTAGAAAAGTTAAGCGCCTACTTACAAATTGTCGGAAATGAAATAGCCGAAAAATTAGGACTACCAGAAAACCCCTTCACAAAATACATAAATGAAGCAACCGAACAATTAAAGAAATTACCAACTGAAAGTGAAGAAGCATTTACCAAAATGGTAGAAAACTTGAATGAAATTGCTGATGTAATTGTAAGGGTATTCCAAGACATTTCTAGTAGGGTTCAAAACATTCTTCAACAACAAACATCTTTATTGTTGGAACAATTACAATATCAAGAAGAAGTTGCCTTGGCAACCATCGGTGAAGCCAATACAGAAAGTGCGGAAGAAAATAAAAAGATTGCGGCTGAAAGGGAAAAAGTCCAAAAAGAAAGTGCTAAAAAAAGATTTGAAATTGAAAAACAAGCCAGGGTTCAAGAACTTCAGTTTGGATTAGCGAACGCAATATCTTCGGCAGCCCAAGCGGTTATTCAAGCATTAGCACTACCTGCTCCACCACCAGCACCACAATTATACGCTGCGGCTGTAGGTGGATTATCGGCAATACAAATCTTACAGATTAGGGAACAATTACAATTCACACAATCTAAAGCATATGTTGGTAGAAAGGGTGGATTGGTTGAAGGTTCATCACACGAATACGGGGGTGTTCCTGCTTTACTTGAAGGTGGGGAGTTTATTGTATCAAAATCTGCCGTGGCTCAATATGGGGATATAATTAGTGGATTAAACGCTAGTGTCGGAGCAAAACCATTAGCGATAGATGATAGTAGATTGGTTCAAGCCATCGCATCACAGAATACTTCAAAAACCCCGATTAAAACTTATGTTTTGTATAATGACATACAAAACACAGACAAATTAAATAAAAAGATTGAAAACTTATCAAAACTATAATGACTAAAATATTTGAATTACTAATTGACGAAGAAGATGATTTATCTGGGGTTCAGTTTTTATCATTAGTTAAAAAACCTGCTAATGAATATAATTGGGAAATCTTTAATGAAGATGAAGAACCGCATGACTGCTCCCGTCATATTGACTTTACTGATGAAGCACTTGAAGTGTTTGATGAAGTAGGTGAAGAATTAAATATGGACGCTTTATTAGAAGCGGAACAAAGGGAAATAGAACTTACTGAAGAAGGGTTCGCAGCCCCATCAATTACAGCATCACCGAATAGTTTAGATACGGGGTGGGATAATCCCGAAACTAGTTTTGGTGTATCAAGATATATCTATGTTGTAGATACTGGTTTAGGAGCACCTTTAATTTCTACTTCAAGGACTATGTGTAGAAAATTGATTTTAGCACAAAAGGTTTTTAGAAGAACCGATATAAATGAATTATCAAAAAAGTTAGAAAGTTTAGGTGAAGAAAGTTTTAAGTATGTATTCCGTAAAAGAGGTTTAGGTGTAGATGTTTGGAACTATAAGATGGGTAAAAATGATAGACACAGATGGAAAGAATTAGTGTTCTACAAAAAACCCGATGAAACATTTGAAGAATTATTGGCTCGTATTCCAAAGAACGCAGTAGCAGGAACAAGGAAGGCGAACGCAGTAAATGATGGGGCAACCCGTCCTTTTATCGCCGAAGCAAAGTTAGGTAATAGTTCGGGACAATTAGAATTATTTTCAAGACAAGACACATTAAAACCTATGGGTTTCCATATGGGTTTATTTATCTACCAAGATAAGTTCAGTTGTTTAGTGGGCGAACCCGAAGCGGTGTATATGTCTAAAATCAAAGTAGGTAATACTGAAGGTTGGGTAGGTGCGAATGTTATGGATAGTTATTTGGAAGGAACTGGTAAAGTTATAGACAAGTTTAAGGTTAAAGAAACCTTTGCTAAAGTCCCCGATTATATCCGTGAAGTCGCTAAAAGAGCGGTTGATTGGGCTGAAGAAAATGGTTGGGGAAGTTGTGGCACCGCCGTAGGAAAGCGTAGGGCATCGGATTTAGCGTCCGCCGACTATGAACCAAGTAGGGATATTTTGGCTCGCATGTATTCATATGGTTCAAGACATAAAGTAGATTGGGAAAGTTCATCGGGATTTGACGATGGTTGTGGAGATTTGATGATGGCGGCATGGGGTTTATCGCGTTCTAACTATGATGAAGCGATGGCTTGGTTAGAAAGACAACTAAACGACGCAACAGAAATGTCTGTAAAGTTTTCGGCTGATGAATACAAAGGGGATATAACCGCTGTTGTATTTGAACCCGAAACAAAAATCTACAGATTTGATGAATATACACAAAAACCTTATTATGTCTTTATGTCCCGTGAAACTATTGAAAAACTATTAAAGAAGTTCAGTAGGTTAAAAGAAAGTGGTAAGATTAAAAATATCATCAACTACGAACATAGTGATAAAATCTTTTCTGCTGATGATGTATTTTCATACGAAAATTGGTTAGTTGGGGATAATCCAAAAGAAGATAAATCATATAAAATCTTTGGTAGGGAAATGAAACCTGGCACTTGGATTACAACACTACACTTTAAGAATAAAGAATTATTCCAAAGTTTCGTTTTATCGCAAAGAACCGCTGGAATAAGTTTAGAAGGAATGTTCCAAGAAGTTCCGTTTAATTTTGCTGATATTAAAGAAGAAGATTTTGTAGAACCAAGAGCAACTGAAACAAGGGACGAGTTTATTTCAAGGTGTATGGGTGATAGTAAGATGAACGCAGAGTTCCCCGAACAAGAACAAAGAGCGGCAGTTTGTTATTCATACTGGCGTGAAAGTTTTAATTTCCCCGATGGGACTTGTTGGGACGGCTACGAACCCTATGGGACTAAAATAGTTGATGGAAGGGAAGTTCCTAATTGTGTCCCCGTTGATATGGAAAAAACCGAAATGGCTATGTTAGGTATTTATGGTGGAGCACCAGCATTTTCAACTGAAAGTGAAGCAGATGAATACGCAACTAAATTAGGTTGTAAGGGAACACATTACGAAGAAGGTGTGGGATATATGCCTTGTAAAACCCATAGTGAAGCGGCAGATTTATATGATAGTGCGAAACTATTATTTGATTTACAAACTTTGTTAGGTGAATATTTTAATGATAATGAAAACAATAAACTTTAATGATATATTTATATCATAAATAAACAAAACTAATAATTATGAAAAACTCTAAAGAAATATTAGAAAAAGTTGCTGAATTAGTTGGCTTAAAGTTCAATACGGCTAAAACAGAAAAGTTCGCAGAAGTAGAATTGGAAGGTGGTTATATCATCACTAACCAAACTGATAGTGATTTCTTGGTAGATGATACAATCTACTTGGTAAATGAAGATGGGACTTATTCTGTTGTAGGTGCTGGCACTTGGAAGTTCTTGGACGGGGAAAAAACCTTTATTACTGATGAAGAAGGTAAATTGGTAGAAATCCGTTCTGGTGCTGATGATGTTATGGAAGCAGGTAATGAAGAAATGGAAGAAGAAAAGATGGAAGAAGTGGAAGTAGAAGTTCCCGCTGAAGTTGAAGAAATTGTAGATGAAGACATAGTCCAATCTATAGTAGATGCTCTTACACCAGTAGTAGAACAAATCCAACAAGTTCAAGAAGAAATGATGAAGTTGAAGAAGGACTATGAAAAGTTCAAGTCCGAAGCATCACACGAACCTTTGAAAGAAGATAAAGTGGTTTCAAAAGCCTTTTCAACAGATAGTAGATACGAAGTGTTGAAAGCGATGAGACAAACAAAATAAACAAACAAATTAAAAAACTAAAAAAAACAATAATTAAAACTATGAAAAATCTAAAAAACTTTAGTTTCGCGGCAGATGTTAGTTCTATGTCTGATTATTTGAACGCGAATGCGGATTTATTACTTTCAAGAATAGTAATGGATACAACAGAGGCTTCAACATATCGCGTAATTCCAGGTATAAAATACGCAGAATTGGTGCCCACCTTTGACAGCGGTTCAATAGACACTTTGGGCTACAAAGGAAACGGGTGTTCCACATTTACGGGCGGAACGGAAACTATGGGGGAAGTTGAACTTAAAGTATCACCTTACACTTTTGAAAAATCTTACTGCGAAGCAGAATTAAACCAAACAATCTTGTCTATCAGAATGCGTCCTGGTTCTTACAATATTGACTTACCTTCTTTAACAGATGCGTTTATGACGGATTTGGCAAAGAAAGCGAATGTCTTTATTTCTAGAAAGTTCTGGGGTGGAACTTCAAGTGCGGACGGATTTAGTGGAATTATAGAACAATTACAAAGTGCTTCTTGTTCTGCTACTACACAAAATATCACCTATTCGGCAATCACTAGCGACAGCGCAGGTTTGTCAGTTGTAGATGAATATATCAAAGCATTACCAAATGAATTAAAGTCAGTTCCAACAATTTTGGCTGTTAGTCATTCTGACTTCCAAAATTACGCTTTGGCTCTTCGTAATAGCAATTTATACTGGTTTGACCCATCTACTTTGAAGGAAGGTCAAATGGAAATTCAAGTTCCATTCACAAACACTAAAATCGTTTCTACTGAAATTGGTTCAGCTGGTTCTTACGCTGTAATTTCTACAAACGAAGGTTTGATGATGGGAACTGATTTGCTTTCTGATGTAAGCTCACCGATTTCTTGGATTTCACAAGATTTCGCACAATTGAGAATGAAGTTGGTTTGTAAGGTAGGTGCTGCTGTTCCTTTCTGCGACCAAGTTGTATTCGCATCATAATAAACTTGAATAAACTAAAAATAACTAATAACTAAAACTATGGCTACAGGTTCTAACTGCGTAATCACAAATGGACTAGAATTGTCTTCTTGTGTAAATAATGTCCCTGGTGTAGAAGGACTT